AACAAGGCACCTTCAAAAACTTTGACGTCGCTGGCGCTTGCGATGTCCTTCATTGCGTCTTTGATCAGGTCAGCTTGCTTTGTGAGTGTTGCGATTTGCGCCAACAATGTGCCGAGTTCGTCAGCAGAAGAAGCGGTGGTGGTGATAACTGTTGTCATGATTCTCTCCAGTGTCTAAACATTTAAAGGATGCAAGCATTGGGTTCTAGGCTTGCTTTCGAATCTTTCCCAGAATCCGGCTCGGCCATTTAGCTAACTCTGTCAGGCCCGGAGGCCGTCGCTTGGTGCTAAATGCGGTATCGTTTTTCCGTTCGATGAGTAATCATACACCCACTCAAATCCACAACGCAATAGCTTTTTGCAAAATAATTTGTATAAATACGTTGATAGCTCGGAAACCCACTGTTTACGGGGTGTTGATGTTGTGGCAACATGGCAACACTATGGAAAATAAACACGTTAACCCAGTTGAATTGGCCATCGACATGTTCGGTGGAGTCCGCAAATTAGCCAAGTGCGTAGGCCGTGACCCGGCTGCTGTCTCGCGCTGGCGCAAGAGTGGCCTGGTGCCAACTCAAATACAGCGCAAGCTCTTGGCTGCTGCCGCGGCCAGAGACATAGGCATCACAGCCCATGACATTGTGTTTGGTCGCGAAACGCATGCTTGAATTTACTTTGCCCTGGCCACAACCAAAGCTGTCTCCCAACTCCCGCACGCACTGGTCAATCCTGGCCCGTGAGAAGAAGATCTACCGTGGGGCTTGCTGGGCCACAGCCAAGGATCAACTCAAAGGCTGGATGCCAGAGCTACCCATTGGCCCGCTGCTGCTCGAGCTTGAGTTTGTGCCACCTCATCGGCGTGAATATGATCGAGACAATTTAGTGGCGCGCATGAAGTCAGGCATTGATGGCCTGTGCGATGCGCTGCGCTGCGACGACAAACGATTTACAACCCTGACTGCTCGAGTGAACGCAGAGCAAATTGGGGGTCTAGTCCGCGTTCGAATTTCGAAGGAACCCTTACCATGAACCTATCAATACTCTCCGGCAACCTGGGCCGCGACCCAGAACTACGCACACACAACGGCGACAACATCTTGAACTTTGCCATTGGCGTGCAGACCGGCACCAAAGACAAACCCGAAACCATGTGGGTTGACTGCGCTCTCTGGGGCAAGCGGGCAACAAGCTTGCAGCCTTACCTACACAAGGGCGCAAAGGTAACCGTCAGCGGCCCGCTCAAGTTTGAGGAATACACAGCCAAGGACGGCACGCTTAAATCGCGCCTGCGCCTTTCTGTGGATCAGATCGATCTACCACCAAAGATGGAGCAAACATCAACACCTCAAGAAAAGACGGGCGCGCTGCTAAAACCTAGCTCCGGCTTTGAAGATATGGCTGACGACATTCCCTTTTAAAAAACAGTTGACACTGTAAGTGTGTAGTGTGCTAAAGTGGGGCTTCCATTAACCAACAGGAGATTGAAACATGGAAGACTCCCGCGCTGAAGCCGCTGCAAAAGGGCAAGGCAAATACCTAGGAAAGGCATGCCAGGTCTGTGGTTGCGAATCTCGCTACACCACAAACGGCAACTGCGTTGACTGCAATGCAAGGCACGCAAAAGCCTATCAAAAACGTACATCAGAACTGTTGCGAAAGATCAAGCAACAGAGAGCGAGTCTCTGATGCATTACTACTCTTTCAACATTGGCGACTACGCCAGCCACACCAGGCACCTATCACCCATAGAAGATTTGGCCTACCGCCGGCTGCTCGATCTGTACTACCTACATGAACAACCGTTGAACGAGAGTTCAACAACCGTTGCACGGCTTATTGACTTGCGTGACAACCAGGTTGAAGTGCAGACAATTCTTGCTGAATTTTTTGAGCTTGTTGATGGCACCGGATGGATCAATCAGCGTGCTGATGGTGAGATTTCCAAGTACCACGGCAAGCTGGAAGCCGCATCCAGAGCCGGTTTGGCGTCTGCTGCAAAAAGATCCAACGGCCGTTCAACGGATGTTCAACTAAACAAGAACCATAAACCAATAACCAATAACCAAGAACCAATAGAAAAGAAGAAACCGATTGCCACACCTGACGGCGTTTCACCGGCAACCTGGTCAGACTTTCTACAAATCCGAAAATTAAAAAAAGCAGCGGTCACCGAATCTGCCGTCAAAGGCATTGAACGTGAAGCACGCAAAGCTGGATGGTCACTTGAAAAAGCTTTGGTCGAATGCTGCGCCAGGGGATGGGCAGGGTTTAAAGCCGAATGGGTTAACAAGGAACAGAACCAAAACAAAACACAGCACCAGATCAACCAGGAGGGCATAGCGCGCTCACTTGGCCTTTTACCAAAACACGACGAATTTCAAGGCAACGTAATTGAAGGAGCAATCTATGATTCAGAACCTACCACTACCAAACGCTTGGGTTGAAAAGATTTTTGCCAGGATGCAAGGAATCTACGGCCGAGACTTCATTGGCCAATACAGCACGGGCATGGTCAACGGCATTGATGCTGGATTAGAAAATGCCAAAGCTACATGGGCAGAAGAGCTTGGCGGCTTTATCAAATGGCCAGAAGCAATTGCTTATGCCCTGGAGCATTTACCAGAACGGGTGCCAAACTGCATTCAGTTCAAACAGCTTTGCCGCATGGCCCCAAGGCCGGCACCACCGGAGCAAATAGAACACAAGATTACTGAAGAGCAGGCCGAAGCAAATAGAAAACGGATCAAAGACATTATCGATGGGCTTGGTAAACACATGGCCATGAAAGGGGCAGCAAAATAAACATAACCGATTAAGTCGGGCTAGGCAGACATGCTGAAAATACCTTGCGGGATCCTGCGTCGGGAAACCCAGTAATCTCGATAGGCAACCGCCTGACTTATTCACTTGGTATTAACATGACAATTAAATTTTGTATGCAGTGCCAGCGTGATGTTTACGTTGTTGAGTTAAGTGCGTGGAAACCCATTTACAACAAACTTGGGAAAGTAACTAGACGGATTTGCCCTGCATGTGCTTCGGGGCGAAAGAAATATGACGCTACGGGAGTTTACAAAAAATGAACAAGGAGAAAAACATGAATGAAACATTAAAAGGAATTGCAATTGCAGTGGTGTTGATAGGCGCATTTGGATTGGTAGGCACAATGGATCTTGAAGATGAAATAAAACAAGACGAACACTATTGCCACATGAGGTCTATATGGGAAGCAAACAAGCACATCGATGCGGCAGTTCGCCCAGGCTGGCCCAACTACAAGCCGGAGATCAAATGTCTATAAACGACCTTACTTTCTTGCACACTGCGTCAGTCTTGATGGGCATGTCAATAACCTTGCTTTTAATCGTAGGCGTTATCTACTGGTGGATAAATAGGTAATGGCTTTTACAGTTGACATCCCTGACAAGGTTATCGATGCGTCGATTGATTGCTGCAACGCCGGCAACATGGGCAACCGCGGTGATGGTAGCGATGGTTCAAAAGACCAACAGCTTACCGGTATCATTGGCCAGAACATGTTGAACCTTGCGCTTGAGCAGCCATTGATGAAAGCAGGCGGCGGCTTTGATGGTGGCATCGATGCACACATCTACGACGTAAGCTTTGACATTAAAACAATGGGCCGCACCGTAACGCCCAGGCTTAACTTTGTAAACAACCTAACCAGGTCACAAGTGAAGTTCAATGTGGATGCCTACTTGTTTACCAGCATCAACCGCAATGAAAACAAACTAACGGTATGTGGGTGGCTGCCAAAAATTTTATTCTTGGAACGCGCCAATCTATTTATCAAAGGCGTTGATCGTAAGCGGGAAGACGGCAGCGTCTTTAAGACCAAGTCAGACATGTACGAAATTGTAAATTCTGATTTGTTCTACGAAGCCAAAACCTGGGAGAAGTTGTTTGCAAGCATTAAACACTTCGCTGAAAATAGAGAGCATCCAAAATACCAAACCATGAAGCAGTGGCTTGCTGATTATGAAAAGGAAGAGCAATGAAATTTGCAAAAATATTTGAGAGTAAAAAGCTGGGCCAGGTCATCATCATGAAAAAGCAAACCGAGCTTGGCGCGCCCGAGCTTCGATTCTTTTTCCAACCTGAAGGCTTTGGAGTGTGTGAGTTTGCAATTGGTTTTAACGACGATGAAGCAACCGAGTCTAGGTTTGAAGAAGCCTACAAAGAGATGACGCCACAAATTGCCTACGAGATCATTGATGGATACCTAAAGCACATGACAGCACAGGCAGGGGACAAGCATTGATGGACGATCCTCGAGAGCGGCTGATAAGAATCATGGGTACGTTTGATCTGGCAACTGGCCATGCCGACGGCTGGGATGATTTGCTTGATTCGTTGGAGTCAGAGTTGCGTGATGTTCTTGGTCATTACAGGGCTGTTAGAAAAGAATCTGCAAGCTGGCGCAAACGTCAGATCCGGGAGATGGAGGATTGAAATGTCAACAATGTACAGACGAAAAAAAGATAAAGCTGGTCGATGGCCAAAGCTGTTGCTCCAACTGTCGCGCCTGGTTAATCGAATGCGAAGCCAGGCATCTGCTTACTTTGCCATTGCACAAGCGCAGAGAAGCGTTATTCGAAAGGTTAAAGCCAAGAGGCTCTGCGTCCGTGGAGAAACTAAAGGAAAAAATGAATGAAGTCTTTTACGCCCAGCGAAAGAAGTGACGAACGCAAAATGGCTGACGGAATCCTAGGCGCAGTGCGCGAAGGCGACGGTCACATGTTCACCCCATTCGAAATTGATTGGGCACTTCAGGTCACCGGCGATATTCCTGTTGCAGAAAACGCAATGTTGAGGGAGAATTAGCACAGTTTCTTTTTAATCACAAGGGGATAGCCATGCCAGGTAAAAGCAAAAAGCCACCAAAGCCACCAAAGTATTGAGGTTATGAGTGGCAAGGAGAAAACCATGATCGTAGCAGTCAACGAATTTGGCTACCGGATAGGCTCCTCCCACCACAACTGCACGGTGTCTGACGAAGTTATCGACAAGATCCGCGATTTACATGAGGATGACGCCATGAGCTACGGCAAGATTGCCAAGCTCTTGAACTTATCAAAAAATTTTGTAGCAAAGGTTTGCCGGTATGAACGAAGGGCACAAACACCAGAGCGGTGGAAAAGAGTAAAACAAAATGGCCACAAAGAAATCTGAACCTAAAAAAATGGGTAGACCGCCCGAGGCGGTACCAGAAGGCATTGCCGAAGAGTTGGTCGAATGGATCAGCCAAGGCAAGACTTTGCGCGAGTTTTGCCGGCTTGAGGGTAAACCCGCATGGCGTACTATTTACGATTGGCAAGTAAAAGATAAGGAGTTTTCCGCACGGATCGCGCACGCGAGGGAGCTTGGCCATGACGCGATTGCTGAAGAGACTCTCGAGATCATCGACACTTTTCCAATCGAAGTTGTGTCTGACAACGGCAGCCGGCTGGATGCTGGCCATGTGTCCTGGCTCAAGAACCGGGTCGAGCAGCGCATGAAGCTGCTGGCCAAATGGAACCCCAAGAAGTACGGCGAGAAGGTAGGCGTCGAACACAGCGGCACAGTTGCCCTCGATACAGCCATCCTGGAGGCCCGTAAGCGTGTCAACCAGCCCGAGTGATGTTGCCCTAGCCCAAGATATGGGGAGGTTCTTTGACGACGCCCTGGGCTTTGTGATGTATGCATTCGATTGGGGCAACGATCCAACCCTGCAAATGGTTGAGCTACGCGAACCCTGGGCATCAAAGTACAACAGCAAGTATGGCCCAGATGAATGGGCCTGCGAATTTATGGACAGCATTGGCAAGGAAGTGCGCGCCAACGCGTTTGACGGGCAGCAGCCGGTGCCAGCCCAGCGCCACGCCACCAGTTCTGGCCACGGTATCGGTAAGTCGGCCATTACATCCTGGCTCATCCTATGGATTGCATCGACCAGGCCACACAGCAAAGGCGTCGTGACCGCCAACACCAGCGACCAGCTTGGATCTAAAACCTGGGCCGAGCTTGGCAAGTGGAAAAAGAAATGCATCACCGGCCATTGGTTTGAAGTAACCAGTGGCAAGGGCGCAATGCGGATCGTTCACAAAGACTTTCCAGAGTCCTGGCGCTGCGATGCACAAACGTGCCGGGAAGAGAACAGCGAAAGCTTTGCGGGTTTGCATGCTGCCAACTCATCACCGTATTACATTTTTGACGAAGCGTCTGCTGTGCCGGACAAGATCTGGGAAGTGGCCGAGGGTGGATTGACTGACGGCGAACCCTTTTGGTTTGTGTTTGGCAACCCGACCAGGAACACCGGCCGGTTCTTTGAGTGCTTCAACAAGTTTAGGCACCGCTGGAACACGCAGCAAATTGACAGCCGGTCGGTGCAGATCACCAACAAAGGCACCATCGATGAGTGGGTAAGTGACTATGGCGAGGACAGTGACTTCGTTCGCGTCCGTGTCAGAGGCATATTTCCACAAGCATCAAGCTTGCAGTTCATTCCCAGGAACCTGGTAGATGACGCTATGGATCGCGTGCCGGAGGTCAGCAGTATGTCGGGTAGGACTGCGGTCGTTGGCGTCGATGTGGCTCGTTTTGGTGACGATCAGAGTGTGATCCGTACCAGGGTGGGGCGCGATGCTGCCACATTCCCGCCTAAACGATACCGCGGCCTGGATCTGATGCAGCTAACCAGCCGGGTTGTTGAGCATGTAAAGCTGCTAAAAACTGCCAGCTATGGCGTGGTCATTTTTGTAGACGGTGGCGGTGTAGGTGGTGGAGTTATCGACCGCCTGCGCCAGCTTAACTACGACGTGATCGAGGTGCAGTTTGGCGGCAAGGCAGATGATCCCAAGAAGTACGCCAACAAGCGGGCAGAGATCTGGGGCCGTATGCGTGATTGGCTAAAGGGTGGCTGCCTGGCCAAAGACGAAGAGTTGGCCACCGACTTGACCTCGGTTGAGTATGGCTTTAGACCTGACGACAGCATCTTGCTCGAGTCCAAAGAAGCAATGAAGCGCCGAGGCATGGCCAGCCCAGATGATGGTGACGCCTTGGCCATGACATTCGCGCAGCCGGTGGCCGAGTTCATGGGCGGTGAAGACATTCCAAAAACTAAAGCAAAGGCCAGAGACTATGATCCGTACGCTCTTGTATGAGGTGCCCGTATTACCA